GTGGTCGTGCTCGGGGTGATGGCCTGCACCAGGATTTCCTTCCACAGGCGCGCGTTGGTGCCGTCGTGCACGAACAGTCGCACTACACCCGCCGTGGTGGTGCCGGTCGCCACAATGTCGATATGATCGATGATCGATCCGTTCGCACCGGCGGTGAAGATGGTTACCAGTGTGCCGGTGCCGTCTCGGTTGGTGTTGGCCGTCGAGATCAGGTCGCGGGCATGGCGGACGGCCTGGATGAAGATGGGAGTCGATGTGACGGCCATGTTCTGCTCCTCAGCGGCAGTTGTGCCAGTTGGAAAGCCCGACGTAGGCGGCCTGGTCGACGATGCCGAGGGTCGCGCGGGCATCGGCGGCGCTGGTATCGTCGAGCATGGTCGCCATGAAGGCGGAAACAGGGGTTCCGGTCACCGCCGTGGCGGCAAACGGGTTGCCGGACGCATCGAAAGCCAGGAACCTGTTTGCGCGATCGGCCGCCGCTGGCAAAAGCCCAATCACATCCGCATCGGAATCCGGTTGCAGCATCGCGCGCGCGGCCGCCGTCACGATCTCCTGCAGCATCGCCACCAGCTTGGAAAACTGCAAGTTGATTGCCGGCACATTGAGCGGGCCGGAAGTGGGGATATGGGTTGTCAATTCGACGGCGAGATCGCGGCGGATGATAACGATCTCACCTCCAACCATGGGCACATTGAAGGTGACAGCCCCGCCGGTTTCCTCCAGCGCCCCGCTGGTGACATAATCCGTCGACAGGGCCTTGACGACCCCGTCAACAGTCACCACCAGATCGTTTTCGTCAAAGAAAACGAATGGGAATGTGAAGACGGTTTGCCCCGGCGCCGCAATATACGACCGGCGCGGTGTTTCATCGGATACATCGAGCCATTGCACAGCCATGGCATCACCATGGCTTACCGGTGCCGATGATGGCAACGCACGGCGTCAGCGCGGCTGTGCCGGCTCCCTTTTCTCCGGGATCTGGAAATGGGCATTGGCCGCCTCCTCGACCTTGTTCAACACCCCACGCAGCCAGAACAGGTTCTGCAGCGGAATCAGGCGGCGCAGGGCACTGGTGTCGGCGGCGCTCCATTCGCCCGCCGCCAGCGAACCGGTCAACCGCGGAATGGTTTCGATCTTGCCCCAGGTCGGCCCCAGCAGCATGTCGGCGGCCGACCGCGAGACAAAGCGCGACAACGGCTTGTCGGCCCCGATCAGCCGGTAAATATCGACACCGCCGCGTGTGGCCTTGGACGCCAATGCATTCCCGTCCTCCAGCCAACCCAGGAGGCCCGCCCGCGATATGCCTTCCTTGATCCAATCTTGTGGGCGGTCCGAGGTCGGCTGGCCGCCGAAGAATGCATTGATCTTGTATGACAACATGCCAAGAGCCAATGACATGAACACCCCGGCCAATGCCGCCGCATCCCGCCGCTGCAAATTGGCGACCAGGATGCGTTCGGTGGCCGCGGCGGTGAAGCTCTTGAACTGCCCCAACATGGCGCCAACGGGCCGCGACAGAAACAGTAGCTTTTCCTGGCCGGGCGTGACCACGGCAATGTCGACTTCGCGCGCCACGGCCCCGTTCAGAGCCTCAGCCGCGGCGCGGTCGGTCCAGTCCCCGGTGTTTGGCAGATAGACACCGGCGCGATGCGCCCCGCTGGTGGTGAATTGCTGCCAGATGCGGCCCGCCATTTGCTGGTCGATGCCCGCCTCGGCCAAGTTGGCGATCTGCTTCCGCGTCGCCTTGCCCTCGGCCACTGCCCGGCTGGCCCGGATGATCTCCGAAGTGGCCGCGTGTGCGGCGATGGTCTTGGCCGTGTCCGTGAACGGCGCCATCAAATTGATAATGAAGAATTTGTCGCTCGCCCCCTGCAGTGTCCGCTCAAGCCGTGACTGCGGCCGGTAGACATCGACGATGTCGTCCAGCGCATGCTGCCGGGCATTGATCGCGGTTTCCACACCGATCCCGAAGGCGCGAATCTGGGCCTTGAATTGCTTCCATTCCTCGTTCCTGGTGATCAGACCGCGGAAGAATGGCACCCAGGCATCGCGGAATGCGGTGCCCAGATTGTATCTGAACACCACACCTGCAAGATCGGCCAAGGAGGTGATTGTCGCCATTCCCATGCTGAGGATATTATTGATCGCCAACGCCCCGCGGGCGACCCGCGCCATGTTCTGCGTGGCGGCGTCGGGCGACCAGCCGTAGACATGGCGGATGCGGTCGCGCACCGCCGCCAGGTCGGCGATCACCATGTCGCGCTCCTTGCCAAGACGGATGCGGTCCTTTTCCTCCTTGGTGGCGTCGATCAATTTGGCATAGGCTTCATTGACCTGCCGGAAGGCGGTGGTCATTTCCGCATCGCCGAATCGCTCGGAGAGGATGGTGTCGGGGATCACGGTGCGCAGGTAGGTGGCAACGACCTCCTCGATGTCATCCTCGATCCATTCCGCCGCCCAGGCATTGCTGACATCCAGGCGCCGCTCCGCCAACGATCCGCGCACTGGCGGGGCCTCGTGGTAACCAATCCGTGGGCCGCCCTGGTGCAAATCATAGGGTAACCTGCCGTCCGGCGAGCCGAGAATCCGGTCGACCGTTTCATTGGCGCGCGCGCGCAATTCATCGATCGACAATTCGCGATCCGATTCCAGAATGCGTTTTACTGCACGGTCGACCGCCGCGTCGGCCTGCGTCAGTCGCGGTGCATCCGGCGCCCTGCCGGTCTTGGCAGCATATTCCTGCCGCGCCTTGAGCGCAGCCTTGGCTTCATTCGCGGAGGTGCCGGGCCAGGACGCAATTTCGGCCTCGATCTTGGCCCGCACCTCGTCGTGCATCGTTCGCGCGAACACGAGGTAATCCTCGATCAGCGCCTTGCGGTCGCGGACATTGGCCAACTGTTCGGTCAATTCTGCCAGGCGCCGTTCACTGCGCTTGGCGGCGCTGCCGGCTTCCTGGTGACGCGCCGCCTCGATCTTGAGCCGGATATTGCGACGCTCGAACGCAGCCAGCGCCCGGTCGAGCGGGGCCTGCAATTGCGGGTTGGTTTTGACCAGCTCTTCCATCAAATCGATGGATTCGGCGAGCGCGCGGGCATCAAGTGCGATCTCCGCCTGCCGCCGCTGCAATTCCGCAACACGACCTTTCGGCTCCTGATCTTCAAATCCGGCAACGCGCGGCAGATCATCCCGCCCACGCTCTTCGGCGCGGGCGGCAGTCAGTTCCTCGCGCCGCTCAGCCCGCGTCAGCCGCGCCTCAAGCTTGCTGATCTGATCCTGCCATGATTTCAGTTGGGCCGAATACCAGGACAGTCGCTGCTGGATGGCGCGCTCCACATCCTGGTCGGCCTTGTACTTTTCCACCAGCCGGTTCACGAACTCGGGACGCCGTGCACGGATCAGCGGTTTGTTCCAGAGATGCGGGAAATAGCTTTCGTCATCCTTCTGCAACCGCTGGAATCCCTCGATGGCCGCTTCGGCGCGTTCGCCATAGCGGTCGAACACACGGCTGCGGATCAGCTTTGCCACTCGCTCGACCTGCGGAATGGCGTGCCGATCGCCATTCAGCATAGCGCGCGACACCTCTCGCTTGAATTCGGCATAGCTCATCTTGTCCGTGGCGGCGCCGAAGAAATCCTGCACATAGCCGCGCAGCCGCGGCGCCAGAATGTCCGGATCGCCGAACCGGTATTCGGCAAAGGCGCGGTCCAGCTCATCGGCAATCGCGACCCGCGTCCCCAGCAATTCCATCATCACCAGCCGGTTGACCGGCGGGCCGGAACTGACCGCCACCCCCTGTTCGGCCTCGCTGAACCGATAAGGCATTTCGGCGAGGTCGGCCATGATGCGCCGCGCCTCGACCGGCGCGGTCAACATGAAGCGCCGGGTCACCGATAGTTTGCGCAACGGCCCCAGATCGAGCGGCGTGCGCACCAGCTCCAATTGCCGCACGTCGGTCGGTGCGGCGCCAGCCGCGGCCGGCTGGCCGGTAGCGTGCAGGTCGATGTCGCGCCGCAGCGCATCGAGCGACTGTTCCAGCGCCTGGCGCTCAGCGCGGGTCAGTAGCGCCGCAGCACCGGCGCCAATGAGCCCGCTCAGGATCGCCCCGGATGCAACCGCCACCAACGACTCGCCCGCGGTGCGGGTTTCCTGCGTCGCCTGCAGGATTGCCTCTTGCGCGCCGATCTGCGCGGCACCGGAAGCCGCGGCCGCAAGCGCCGAGCGACTGATCGAATAGCCAAGCCGCGCGCCGCGCACCAGCACGGCGCCAGGCAATGCCAACGTGGGATCGACCATTCCGGCCGCGATCTGCGCCACAAACCCGGGCGCACCCGCCGCAGCCAGTGTTTTGCGGTCCTCCTCCTCCTGCCGGATTTGCCAGGCAATGGCTTCGGTCTCGGCCGTCGAACGCGAGTCGACGAAACGATGCAAATGATAATGCTCGTAATCGGTGCCGCGAATGACATCGAGCGGATTGTGCCCCGGTTCTGGCGGGAATTGGTCCTCGCGCAGTTTCCGGTACACATTGACCAACGGATTGTCCTGCCGGAATGCCGCTGCGATGGTCTCGGCCAACGAAGGCGCTTGGGGCGTGGGTGGCGGCGCCGTTCCCTCAGGCAACCGCGGCGGCGGCAATGCCTCCGGCGCCACATGGTCGAGAAACGGCATCGTCACTCCATGTGATAATAGGAAGGCCCAAGACTAGGTCGGGTCCGTTGCTCCAAGCGGGCGCGCTGCCATTCAAAATCCTGCCGCGCCTTCGCTTGCGCCGGATAGGGATCGAAGGCAAACCTCCGCGGCAGGATCGTTGATTTGCCGGTCTCCGCATCGGTGACCTGCACCAGATAGGAAGGTCGCTGGCCAGCCTGCGCCTCCGCCTGCGTCTGCCGGTCGGAAATCAGTGCATAGGACCAATTGCTGGCCCCCAACGCCGCCCCAATATTGTGGGCCAAGCTAGGAATTTGTTCCGTCAGCATCAATGCTGCCGCAATGGGGGAAGACGGGGTCGGTCCGATCAATGTCTGTGTGGCCGCGCCCGGCACTGCGGCCTGCGGTTGGCGGCGGCGCGGCTTGCCGATCTCCTGCTCGATTGCCGCTTCGAGCTGATCACGCATCCAATCCCATGTGCCATTGACAGGCGGGTTGATCAGATTGCCATTGGCATCACGAATCGTTTCCGGCGCATTCAGCATCAACCGGCCCCCATTGGTGGGGGAGGCGTGCCATTTCAGTTTCATCAGGTTGATGGTGTCCTTGAGCGCCTGGTCCTTGTCGCCGCCGTTCTCGGCATAGCGCCGGCCGTACAAATTGATGAAATCTCCCATCATGGCATCGCGCGTCAGCGGATCGATCGGCGGTAACGGCTGGCTGCCGAGCGCGCGGGCGATGGGGCCGGGGGTGATGAACCAGCTCTGGTCGAATTGCTTGACCACATCGTCGAATTTGTATTTGCGCGCCTGTTCGCGGCCGTCCTGTTCCAGCCGTTTGCGCACCTCGCGAATCTGCGGATCGAGCGCCGCCCGCTCGCGTTCCTTGGCCAGCTGCTCGGGCGTGAGGTAGCGCAGATTGGTCTGCCACGTCATCAGCGCGTGGATCGAATCCTCGCCGAATATCTGCCTGGCCGTCTCTGGCGCCCGTTGCCAGACCCGGTCCATGAACTGCATGGCCGCATTGAATTTGACCGGATCGGCCGAACGCGCCGCGCCGGCGATCGCAGCCTTGATCTCGGCGGTGTTGAGCGACGGCACCAGGAGATCGTCGGGCAGAATCGCGATGGCATTGAAGGCCACGGCGGCCTGCGCCGGATTGCCGGAGGAAATGGCGCCGGCCAATGCCGAGCTTTCTGCCGGCCGGAATGGGCTGGCCGGTGCGGTTCCCTGCTGTTCCGCAATGCCGCGGGCGATGGCAATACGCGGCGCGATGGAATTGCGCGCCGCCTCGACGGAAGACAGATCAAGCGGTGGCGGCGGCGCCCCTCCCTGTTCAATGTGCAGCTCAACCGGGTTCTCAGTGGCAAGTTGCCGCAGCCGCGCCTCGCGTTTCTGCAGCAAATCCGCCACCTGTCCGCCGATCTGTTGCCGTGCCTGGTCCACAATCGATTGGCCGGCGGCCAATGGCAGCCGGGCCGCAACAGAACCGATTCTTTCGGCTGCGCCATAGCGCTCGACTTCTTGTTGCCATACCTGGTCGCCGCTCAATGCCGCGGCGTAGAGAATGGCCTCGTAGTCATCCTGGTCGATGGGCTTGCCGGCCTCGATGCGGCTCTTGAATTCGGGCCAGGCCTTGCGCTGTTGGGCGACATAGATGTCCTGCACCCGGCGCGCAATCTCACCCGCAAATTCGCCGGGGATGCCGGTGGCTGCCTCCCCAGCCAGGGCGCGCGCGTTGCGCACCCGGTTGGCGAAGCCGTGGCCGGCTTGCGGATTTGCTGCCGTCCATCCGGCCGGCCGCTCGTAATCGATGAAGGCCGCCGCCGCCTCCGCTGCACTGCTCGACCGGCGCAGCTTTTCGGCCACGCCGGCCTCGGTGGTGCGCAATTCGTGTTCGATGAATTCGAGCTGGGTCTGGAAATCTGTCTCCGGCTTGCCACGAGCAGCCGCGAACTGCCGCAGGGCCTCGCGCCGTTCCAGGCGCCAACCGGCAATGCCGATACCGGTTCCCTGATCGTGGATCTGGGCCGGGTTGAGAGTTGCACTTTCCTGCAGCAGATTGCCGACGATGCCGGCCGCCTGTGCCCGCGTCCAGCCGCGGGAGACGAAGAATTCCATGGCGGATCGGGCCTGCGGCGGGATTGCCGCGGCACGGATGTCAGCCACCGTTTCGGCCCGTTGCAGATTGCTCATGCCGGGCCAGGTTGAAGTCTGCTCCGCAACCGCGGCGGCAATCGCCAATTGCCGGTATTCGGCTGCCGCCCCACTGCGGGCCAGAGCGGCCAGCGTATCCTGAATTTCACCCCGGTCGACGATCTGATTGGAATCGATCCTGGCCCGCAGATCGCGCGACAATTGCACGATCGCAGCGCGATCTTCCTTGTCCTGCGCCTGCTGCAATCGCACCGCTTCGACTCCGCGCTTGAAGGCGCTCCAGCGGTTGTCCGGCTTCAGGCTGATTTCCTGGTTCTCCAGAATGCTTTCGCGCAAGAATTTCACTGCGGCGTCGAAGCCTTGTCTTTTGTAGACGTCGAGGGCCTTCAGCGCCGCCGTCTCGCCATGGGCGCGCGCCAGGGTCTCATCGAGCATGAATTCCGCCTTTTCCGGCGAAATCAGCCTGGAATTCACCGCCTCGTCGAGCTTGGAGCGGTATTCCTGCAGCCGCAGCCTGCCTTCCGGCGTGTCGACGATGCCGGACATGCCGGCCGCCACCACGTCGCTTGCAGTTTGCTGCAGCAATGTGGTCATGCGCTCGCGGGCCAGCGCCTCATCGCGGTGGCGCCGCTCATTCAGCACGGCACTGAAGGCATCGTTGCCCTCGCGGCCCAACACAGCCTTCAGGTGCGGCACGGCCCAGGGTTCGGCGTTGGCAATCGTCGCCTCGCTGAATGCGCCCCAGGCATTCTCGAAATTCTGCGGGTCTTGTGCATATTGATCGCGCAGCAGAATCTTCTGCCGCCTGATCGATGTTTCCCGGTCTGCCAGATAGCCGAGCTGCCTTTGTCTTGTCTCAAGCAGCAATGTCTGGACGCCGGTCTTTGCGATTTGTTCGCCTGCATGGGCGATCTGTGCCCATTCGTGCGCGGCCACCAGGGCATCCGCATTGATGACCTGTGGCGGCTGCGCCGTGACCGGTTCTTCTTTGGGTATGGGAAGGCCAGTGCCGCGCGCCATGGTCGATCACAATTGCAGGGGTAGCCCGGGCGCGCCGCCAGAACCGGCACCGCCCAAAAGATAGGGCCTGGCCAACGATGAAACCCCGGAAAGGATGGACGATGCAGCACCCAGTCTCCCGGCCAGGAGGGCGGTGCCGGCTCGACCGCCGGCAAGTTCGGCGGCCATTCGCGCCGTGTCCGCGCGCGTCAACAGATTGGCCCTCCCGATCAAAATGTCACGATCACCGCGCTCGAGCAATTCGTCGAAGATCGCCATGGCGGTGGGGCTCTGCGAACCGACACCGCGACCGGCGCGAATCGCCTCGATGGTCTGCATCGCTGACGTCAGTTCGCGCCGCCGACGTGCTTCGGCTTCGGCCGCTGCAGTCCGCATCCGCTCGGCCTGGATTTCCATCTGCCGTTGCTCAAATGCCGCGGCGCGTGCCGTCTCTTGTGCGCGCATTTGCGCGGCCTGCGCCTGAAGCGCGGTGCCGAAAATCGTCGCCCCGACGCCGGCAACCGGAGCCACGGTGCTGGCGATGGTTGCCCCTGTTCCGGCAACGGCGCCGGCCAAAGCAGCAAATTCAGCCATAGGCCACCTTCGTCTTGATGCCCAGCACGTCGAGCGGCAACGGATCGGTCTGGGTGATCTTCAGCGTGGGGTTTCGCCGCCAGCCCAGGAATTGGAAACGCTGCCAGCCATCGAGCAGAGGCGGCGGCTGCGACAGATCATCGCCGACCTGGTAGGCATGCAAGACATGCCCATTGGCAGCAAAGCGTGCCGAGGTCTTCACGTTCACCAATGCCTCGTAGATGCGCATCATCTCGCCCGATATCGGCCCATCCTGGGTTTCGATTATCGGCGGCAGCAGCTCGATCTCGCTGTCATAATTGAGGCCGACAATATATGGCCCGTCCGGCGGGTTGTCGATTGCGAGCGGCCACGCGCCGAGATGCATCGTGCCCGCAACCACGTTCACAGGTGTGCCACCATAGCGCTCCGGTACGGTATCAAGGGCGGCAAGATCGGCATATTGCGTGGCCGCATCAACAGTCAATGCCTGGTCGAGTTTTTCCAGCACATAGACCGTGTTGCCGGCAATTGGGCGCGTCACGGCAAGAAACACGGCATCCTCGATGGCAGCGATGCTTTCGACTTTGCCGGCCGTGTCCCATGGTGTGAAGTTCCTGATGCGCTGCACCTCCACCAGCTGCATGGCGGTGAACGTGCCGTCGGAGTTTACGAAGATGGCATAGCGTTCCGGACCGCCGGCAAAGTTGCTGGTGACTGCCATGCCGATGGGTGACTTCAATGTGTGGGGTGCCAGCAGTGACACCTCGTCTGCCGACCAGGCGCGATTGAGATCGCCAGTGGGCCGCGCCTTGATCGCGAGCGAACCCGACACCATCAGCACACCGTCGTCAAAAGGAACGGCATCGACATCGCGCGAAATCGGCCATGGGGAGCCGAACGGGAAGAAGGCGATCGAGGATGGCCGGAAGGGGTTGTTCTGGCCCTCTGGCACATAGTAGGGACCGCGGTCGGTCAGCACGATCAGTTGTTCGGCGGAATGCAGATCGACAATGCGCGAGGCCCCGGCGTCACCGATCGATTCCAGGAATCCTTCCGCATCGGCGCCGGTGCCAACGTTGAAGTTGTACAGATCGTTGATGCGAGAACCGGCGATGTAGTCGGGCGCCGACTTGTGCGCCGACAGCAATAGCCGGTTGCGGTGCAGTCGCGCGGTGCCAAACCGCCCCCGCACCGCACCCGACATCTGCTCATCCCAATCGCGCACGGCCGCGTTGGTGGTGGTGGCCACTGCGCTGATCGTGGTTTTGTCATTGGGACCGACCAGTGTCTCGGACGAGAATCGCGTCAATCCCTGGGTGATAACGACATTGATTGTGGTGCCGCTAGGGATGGCGGTGATCTGGCCCTTGGCGCCTGAGGTTGCGCCCTGCACGACCTCGTCGACGGCAAAATTGGCCGATGAAGCTACTGTCAACTGCAGCGTTTCCGGCAGCTTTTCGATCACCGTGGCTGTGACCTGCGTGGGACTGATATAGCCGGTGACCAGACAGGCCTTCTTGAGATAGCGGATGTAGTGCCCGACATGGCCCGGCTCGAACACATTGGCGCTGGCGGTCAGGGTAATGCTCCCGGTCAGGCCAGACGGCTGCAAGGTCACATTATCGGCGGCGAATTTGAGATAGGGCTGCTCCGGACGTCCTGCCGGCCCGGTCGCGAAGGCAAAATCGGCGCGCGACCATGACGATGCGCCGGTGCGGGTGATGATCTGCTCGCGCATGTTGGGATGGGTCACGAAGGCGGTGTTGCCGCTCTGCTCGAATTTCATTTCACGCCAGATGTGACCGGTCCATGGGCAGCCACTGAGGCCGCCTGCCGGCGTACCGTCGAGCTGATAGGCATCCATGCGACCGTCGCCGAAGGCAATCACATAGGCCGTGGTCTGGTCGACGACCCAACGCCGCAACCGCGCCGGCCCCGGCAAGTTGGCGAGCCACCATGAGCCGGGCCGACGGACGTTGCCGCCGCCGATCAGACAACGGCGGTTGCGCAGCGATTTGGCCCCGTTGCGGTATTGTTCCGTATCCTGGCGCATGGCGAGCTCGGGGGCCAGTTCTCCTGCCCCGGTGCTCGTCTGCAGCACGGCGTGCTTGGGCATGGTGGCCTCACCGGAAGCGCAGATCGACCGGCACTGAGCCGCGCGCCCGCAATGTCGGTGAATGCACCGGGTTCCGCGGCGGCTGCGAGACCGTGTCACGATGCCGCGCCTCGGCAAACTGCTTGTCGGCCGCCGCATCACGCTCGCGCGCATCGTCGTAGCGTTCGCCAATGCCGCGCAGGAACATGGCCTCGCAACGGTAGATCATGGCCAGCCGGAACCAGGGTGGCCATTCCGATTCCGGCGGCCGGTAGACATAATGCAGTATGACGTGGTCGGTCTCATCCGCATCACAGAGCACGGTATTGCCATGCACCGCATAGTCGATGGGCTTGCCGGCCACTTTGACCACGCTGATGTCGATCAGATCGGATGGCAGCATATAGGCGGCAAGCCATGGTTCAGGCGGGTCCCCATGCAAAGCAGGGTCGAGCCGGTTGAGCTCCTGTATCTTCATGGCCCGCTTCCACGGATGCAGCGACAATTCGCCCCGGACCAGGTTTTCGTAGTTCTCGGCGGCAACGGCGGCGCCGATGGATGTGTCTTCGGGCGGCAACCCGGAAATGGGCTCGTTGCCAGTGCGTGTCAGCGCGGCATTGATGATCGACAGATCGAGACTCATGCGCGGATTAGGCCCGCGGGGGCGGCATCATGCAACGCACGGATTAGCGGCGGCCCCGCCGCCGGGCGCGCATGATCCATTCCGAGACAGCCGGCGTTTCCGGTACTTCGCCGAAGCCAAGCATGCCGCCGCTGTCAAATACGGCCGGCCGGGCAGCGCCGGCCCTGGCACCAGCAACTTCGGCGGCCATGATGGCAATCGGCAGGGCCGGCGGCGGCGCGAACGG